TGAACGACCGCATCAACCACGGCAGTTTGGGTGACATCACCCGTCGAGCTAATGCGCCAAACAATTGGGCATTTCCAATCCAAGACGTTTGGCGCCCCGGAAATGTAAGTACTCTTAGCGCGATTAGCCTTAGAAATACTAAGATCAGTCAAAACTCCAGAGCGGGCAGCATCCTCATTTGCCCTGACATGGTAGGTCGAAGACCCACGCCAACCCATGTAAGACGGATATAAATAAGCCGTCATAGTTGGGATGCCAATGTTAATACCTGGAACAACCGTCGCCGAGGGAGCGGCACCATAAACCGCAGCCGTGGAACCATCCTTATACATGGTGCCATAACCATCGTACGAAAACAACGCCGGAAGGGTGCCAGTAGTGTAAGGCAACATAGGCAACAACAAGGAAGACGTAAATGCGTTAAAGGAAGCTGGTGATGGCGTAGTGCCCCAAGTTATTGTCGGTATCCACCTATCACCAACAGTGAAGGGAAGTTGGGACCTACTCGGGAACGTCGTGAAGCGACCGTTGTAATTAGCGCGATGCATGAGGGTTCGGACAGATCTAACCAACTCACCCGTGTAAATCACGTGCTTAGTGGGTATGCTAACTACGTTGGGGGCCTTAGCATAGACCTCCTGCTGTGGTTCAGCCGCTAACGTGTCATCAGGACCCTGCAAGCGGTAACTGGACACCGGCTCCCCTATCTCCCTAGGGGTAAAGTATTCCACATTAGAACAGTCAATGGAGCACATAAGCTTCACAGGGGCCGTGATAGAAGACGACATGAGGGTGTTCAAGACAGATATGGTGATAGTGCCATTGTGCATAGCATCCAAGTAACCAAAATTCTGCGGCAACAACAGTGAGTCTTCAGAGTTAATAAAGTACCCCGCCTTGAACGCCGACGAGGAAAGGCTAGTTATAGCGCGAAGACCGCCAGTTCTAAGCATGGCATTAGCCGACATCCATGGCACCTCAAACTCCAGAGTGGGACACTCCGAAATATCCCAAATCTTGGAAATGACTCGGGGACCCGTATAACTAGCATCCGTGTAAGTAGACAGGAAACCGTCAGGCTCATAAGTAAGCATAAGCCTACCCCTGTGAAACTGCGAAGCCAAAGCAGTAAACTTATACTTGATGTTACCAGACCAAAAGTCGAATAAAGTCCCGACCTGACAACCGGGAGTCATCTGTATCGCTTTAGCATTAAGACCAGTTGAGGCAGCCACATAGCCCATCTGGCAAAAAACCATGGGTGTAACATGCTGGATAAGCAAAGGTGTGGCAACGGTCATTGTGGGGGACCAATCAGCCATATTATACGAAACAGATCTACT